CTTCACAGGGGTCCACTAGTGGGTTATTGTCCACTATTTGTCACTCAATATTTCATGAGTGGCTATGCCTTTTCACACCAGTAGGGAGATTCGTGCTATGGTTGATTCGCCTAATGACAAGCCCCGCAAAGATACGCGTGGCCTACCAGAAGGCTATGATCCGCTCATGTTCTATGAGTACAATATTAGCACGAATGCCCAAACAGCTGCTGGTATCGAGAGTTTTGCTTACAAGTACATTCCTTGGAAGTACCTTCGGTCTTTCGCTTTTGCGATTGATCCGTTGGGACCTTTTAAGGTTGCACCTTACAGCATTACTCCGTATAATCGGTTGAGGAAGCAAGCGCTGGATTCTGTTTTGCTCCAGCGTAAGCGACGCTTCGTGAACTACTTTGAAGCCCATTCTCATAAATCTAATTATGAGAATGTGCAGATCTGTTGGTCTCCGAAGTCAGCCGAACCTACGGTCCAGACTACGAGCACTGTGAATCTTGATTCACAGATTCCCGTAGTAAGTTATATGGACGATACCACTTCCAGAACACGCCTCTTAGGGTCGAAGCAAGGTACGATGAGATTTTTCAAGTCGTACATTAATTCACCTGCGAGACGCGCATGGAAGACGCTCAAGAGTGTGCAGATCGACGATTATGGTCCGAATCCAAGCTGTTCCGCCGTTGGCGGAACTACAAACTTGAATACGGATTCTACGGCGATCTACTCTTACTATTTTGAGCCAACTGCAGCTGTGCTGTATCCATGGCAAATTGAAGCCCTACGAGACATGGAGTATGCGTACTTAGAGAATTTGATCTCTAAGAACGCAATTTCTATGTTAAAGGATTGGTCTCCTCATAAGAGAAGTTCGACCCTTTTTCGCAATATCGTAGAGCTGCGGGATATACCTCGGTCTGTTGCATCACTGCAAGGGACCTTGATAAACCTGCGGAGTCTGTATACTTCAATGTCTAAAGGTCGTCTTCGTGATATCGTTTTTGATCTCAAGAGGACAGCCAATGACATACCGAACGAGTACTTGTCGTACCACTTCGGTTGGAAACAGACTTACAAGGATGTCATGGAATTGCTCGCGCTTCCCACTACGTTGAGTAAGAAGTACGATTTTCTTATTAAGCGCGCTGGTAAGCCGACAACATTTAGACTCAAGAGAGAATTTCTCTCCGGTCTATCTGATGGCCTCCCCGGATCTTTCGACTATGATAAGGCTCCTTTTCCGACTGAGTATGATTTTCAGACGGAAACGGTACTGACGCGGAAGACAGAATTGAGACTTGTTATCAATTCTACATTCGACTTTCCGCCTCCGAACCTTATTTCCTTCCGATCTCATGATGTTTTGGATCGGATGGGACTCGTTCCTCGTCCAACGGATCTGTATAATTTGACCCCTTGGACTTGGCTAATCGACTGGTTTACGGGTCTCGGGTCGTACGTCGAGTTAATCGACAATATGGCACGAGACACTTCTCTAGTCAATTGGGGCATGATAACCGGAAAAACAACCGGTACTTTTGCCACAAGTCTTAGTTCTAAGACCGATGACGAGAGCGTCATCTCAGGCAATGCCGTTCCATTTTCGAGAGTCTACACGACTCGGAAGATGGTACATACGTCAAAGCTTGAATACGAATGTCAAATTCGTAAAGATGTCGCTAACGCCTTTGATGTGAAAACTATAGCTGGCCTGAATTTATCAGCCTACCAGCTATCAATCCTCGGTGCACTTCTTGCACAAAGGAAAGACAAATTTATCCCGAGGTCCTAAGGGACCTCATGGACTCATTTATATTTCACAAGGAGACGTCTAATGCTTGCCGATCCAGTTACCGTAGCAGCCGCTTCACCTACGCCAGCTTTGACCTTTGGTTTGGTCAAGCAAGATGGGTATGGTTCTGAACGTCGTGATACTGGTGGTAATGGTTATACCATGATCACCAATCACAACAATCAGAAGGACGGTGGTGACAAACACTATCTGCAAATTGTGCAGAAGGTGAGTGCCGCCGATCCTGTAACGGGTCTGATGCGGGTGCAAAGTGCATCCGTATCTATGACAATCGTCCGACCTAAGTTTGGGTTCACCGACGCGATGATGATCGCGTTGGCCAAAGCCCTTACCGACTACCGAGACGATTCAGAGGTAACAACCGCTAGGCTATTGCAGTTTCAGTCTTAGCATTCATGAAGGGAAAACAATCATGGATTCCCGTGGACGCTATTATACTGACCTTGCTGTCGCTTCTGTTCTCCGTATTCTTTTACTACTCAGTCTGCTTGCTGTTTATGCAATTATGACTGGGTGTGCGAGAGACGGAACGCAGAGCACTGTCCCATTCACTATGACTGGTTCAGTTGCGGCGGATTACCGGCCAATTGCGGCCGGCGGAGAGACAAGTCAGACTCGGAATTCGCTACCTATAAAGGGAACGAATGAAAAGTCCGATAGCGCTCTTATCGTGCCTGCTAAATGACTTCAGCAGGCTCAATCCTGGTGTGAAAGGCCTCAATCGTGATATCATCACGATTGAGAAGAGGTTCGAAGACGAAGGCTACGGCTTCCTAACCGTAGCCTTACCTGCTTTAGGTCGAGCTCTACAACGAGCTCTTTCCTGTGGCAAGTTTACCTGCCCTCCTGGATTTAAAACTACCAGGGGGGGGTCAATCCCGTTACTATTTTCGGGTATGACCTGTAAGGTCTTCGATCCGCTCACCGGTCTTCTTAAGGATGGTGCTGACTTATGCACACTAACAGATCTTTACCAAGTTCTGTTTATCTTTAAGAAAACTCAATTATCTCCAAAGGATGAAGAATTTCTCCATCTTAAGGCGGTGAACGAGTTTTATCAGTGCGATGGCATTGCAAGTAGGGTTACCATACCCGACAGGCATGACCATCACATTGGTCGTGTTTGTAAGATGCTTCTAAATACCCTCTTATCAAAGGATATCGAAAATGCACGATACAAACACGGACCGGGTGCTGTCAAAGAAGGTTGGACGGCGAACCAAAAGTGGCAAGCCGTCGAAGCCGCGGTCAGAGATGACCCGGACTTCGCCTCTCGTTATGGCCTTGAGAACGCTAAAGAAATTAGCGAATACAGGGGCATTTTCTCGTCTCATCACCGACCTAGAATGGCAGTTGATGGACGACTTTTACCAGAAAGAAGAGGGAGCGCGTACGACGCCAAAGACTCCTCAACAGAAGAGTCAAGACGCCGAAACGTTCCTCCAAATTCGAAAAGAATTTGGCGTCCACTGGTAAGAGGGAGGTTAGCTTCCTTTGACAGAGCTTCGAGAAGCAATGCTAAGCTAATTTCCGTCTCGAAATCTTCTACTTCGAGGCGGACTATTACGGTCGAGCCTGCGCTGAACCAGTTTGTTCAGCAAGGACTCAACATTCTGCTCAGAGAAAGTATTTCCGAGTGCAGAATCTTGCGTAACTGCATAGCATTATCCGACCAGACGCTTAACCAAAAATTAGCGCTGGAAGGATCCCAAACCGACGGATGGGCGACAATCGATCTTAAGTCTGCGTCTGACTTGCTCAGTGTTACACTGGTCGAGTCAGTTTTTAGACATCATACTCCTTTTCTAAGGGAGATGTTCGACTGTCGTTCCCCAATTGTTGAGTGTTCCGGGAAACCGGACCTCATCATGGGAAAGTTCGCTGGGATGGGTAACGCCTTAACTTTTCCAGTACAGTCCATCTGCTTTGCTGTGGTATGCATTGCAGGTATCTTGGATAGTCAGGGTTTATCCCCGACTTACTGGAACGTTAGGCGCGCTTCTCGCTGCCTACGCGTGTATGGTGATGATATCATCATTCAACGTAGGTACGCACATCAGTGTGTGGACTGGCTTACCGCTGTTGGTTTGAAAGTCAACAGTGATAAGAGCTTCCTTGCTGGAAACTTCAAGGAAAGCTGCGGTGTCGATGCGTTTAGGGGAGTTGATATAACTCCTCTTTACATTAAACACCGGCCAGACCAAATCAGTGCAAGTCCAAGCGTTATTGCTGGTTTTGTAGCCTTCTCTAACAATAGTTGGAAGAGAGGGTTATACTCAACTAGCACCTGGGTCCGTGACCTGGTGGAGGATCTTTTAGGAAAGAAACTCCCTCTTGTCTCGGAATTTTCGGGCTCGCTTGGGTGGCACAGTCGTCTTGACACGATGATGGCACATAAGTGGTGTCATCGTACGCATAGGTTCCTAACCAGGACACTTGCGCTTGCTCCCATCAAAAGGGATGACAAGTTAGACGGCTATGCCGCACTACTAAAGTGCCTCTCTCAGCCTCAGGAAGAGGATGCTCAGAACGAGCTACCTCTCCATAAAGGGGAGAAAGAGGTCTTCACGAGTCTGTTTCCTAAGCCTTTGGCGAGGGATTCAGATCACCTTAGTAGTACCGCCATGCGTTATAAAGTTCGCATGGTGCACCGATGGGTGCCAGCCCTAACAAGGGCTGGTTAAATCTCGAGGTTTTAGACCACGAGTCAGAGACGGCATATGAACATGGAGATCAAGAATTGATCTTTTTTTCCAGACGTTTCTAAGAAACATCTGGCATGATTCAAGCTTGAGTACCTTTGTCGA